AAACCAGGCTCACCAGTGTCAAAGTCCAGCATTTTGTTTGTGAGTAATCTTTTCTTTTTCATATTTGCCTTGTCAATGCACTCAGCATCAAATAGTTCTGCCAAGCCTGTTGCACACTCTCGGGTTGTTCGTATTGTTCGTGCCCAATGGGGCCAGTGTCTACCCACACGTAAGGACTGCGTCTAGGGTGAGCACCAAACTGCCTAGGCTGATGCAGACGACCTGATTCATGAAGTTCCAAAGAGATGTCTCGGTAGCGTTGCTCATCGCTGTCCTTGCAATGGTGCCATTCGGCACGGCTATGCCCCCCATGTCGGTAACCACCCCAAATGCTGGTCCATTGTTCGTCATTGTGCGGGTCAAAGTCGGTGCGAGCAATGATAATCAACACATCGTCCATGTTGACATCGCCTTCTGCAATATCGCGAACACACCGACTATAACTAAAACCAATCTTCATTGTACTTCCTTGTTGCGGTGCTTGGGCTGGCGCTGATACCAAGTACGCACCCGCATGACCACAGCACGGTGCCGATTGTTTTTGGCTACCCAGTTGCGTGTTTTTGGTGCGTCTTTGATGTTGTTCATATCAGTCAAATTGTATGTCTACAATCCGTCCTTCACGGAAAATATAATAGCAATCTACCAGACCGTAGCTTACCCAGATACAGTCATTGCCAGGGCGCATGGTATAGTTTTCAATGCCTTTGTCCTGCAGATCTTTTTGCACCACCAAGGCTTCCAATGAGTTTACTTCTGTCATTTCAATCCCAACTTTTTTTGTCACCGTACTGTTCATTGTGATCGTATCCGGCATGATAAGCCTCAATGTCTTCATCACTCATGATGTCTGCTGAAACCTCGGGACTGGACCCAGTGGCACCTAGATACAAATGAGGTCTGCGTGGACGGCTGTAATAACTGTCTGCGGATCCACGATCAAATGCACCACCGTGTCGTTTATCGTATTCCATAATCAATCCATCAAGTCGTAGAGTCGATCGGTCCAGTAACTGTCATAGTCCTGGCATTCTTGTGCCACTTTGCCAACAAGACTTGCTCGTTGCAAATAGGTCCGGCTTCGTTTAGCTTCTTGCAGTTTAGCAATAATCTGATCGATATTTGCGTCCATGCTCTCATCTAGAGCAGTGCGAAAAAGTCCTGTCATAGTTTGCTCCTTTATGATTCTTTAATTATAACAAATGATTCTTTTCTGGTCAAGCGCCGTAGTAAACCGGGTCACGATCTGTTTGGTCTAACTGCTCAATGTAGTTCTCAACATCAGCTTCACTGATGTCAAATTGACCAGAGATTTGTTTGACTGTGGCACCCTGGGCCAGTGCATCTTCAATGTCCAGGGCCAAGTTTGAAAAATATCCCATTACACTTTCCTTTCACGTACATCGGTGTTTAAGTTCGGGCGATGAGTACGGATCAACTCACGCTCTAATCGGTGTGCATCTGCTTTGCCACGCACCACATCCAAGATACCGTAGTTGAATGATTCAGTGCCACGCTCACGCAAGGCTTCGTACAATGCCCAACTTTTATCTTCTGAACGGCTACGATAGAGATGCTTGTTCATACGCACCCGCAGACTTTTGATCACAGTGCTTTCTGTTTTGGCAGTGACGCCAATGTAGAAGTCCTCACCACTACGAATCACGTAAATGATATGGGTGCGATCTACTCGTTTTTTGCGGGTTGCTTTTTTACTGTTCATACATATATTATAACCGAAATGGCATTTCTGGTCAACCAGCAAAAATGCACTAAGTTAGTGCTTGCTAACCCAGCAAAACAGTGGGTTTTGGTGTTGTATTTTAGCCACAATTATACGAAATCGATCATTACTTGTCAACCGTGCCCAATTACACAGAACCCAATTTTAACAAAGCCATGACCTATATGCTCAAAGCATGTGGAGTCGACCCGCACTTCTTGCCCTGTGCTCTAGGGCGCCCCATAGTGAGCAGTCGCTGGCATATCAATCTGCCAGATATTCCGCCCGAACGCTGGGACAAAAAAAATTTCCGTCTTGTGATACATGCACAAGACTTCATACATTTTTACAACAATCTTTGCGTGGAACTGCACTGGTTGGAACAGCAATACACCCCTGAACAGCAAAAGAAGATAATCTTTGTGTGTTGGGATCATCGTTTACGAGACATATACCAAGGCAATATCAAGATAGTGAACTTTGCCAGTCATAGTTTTGAGTTGATACATCAGTTAAAAGCTCGATACAGTGAGTGGCGAGATGTACACAATAAAAATATCCGATATAACTGGATTTGCCTAAACGGACGTGCTAGAGAATATCGCCAAGAAGTCTACAACTCCCTGCGACACGAACCACAAGGGTTCTGCAGTCACTCCATATTCAACCCTATAGACATACATCCTTATCAGGATTACAATTTCAACAATGTGGATAATTTCGTCAAGCTCATGCCAGTGTACCAGTCAGCACATGCATCTATCATCACCGAAAGTCTATATCAAGATGTTGGCGGAATTGTCACAGAAAAAACTCTGCTGGCCATAGCGGCCCGTCATCCATTCATGTGCATAGGACATAGATACTGCCACGAGGATGTGGCAGACTTGGGATTTCAAAACTACAACGAGTTATTTGATTTAGGCTACGACGCAGAAGAAAAACCCACTAGGATGTATTCTGCTATAGAAAACAATCGACAAAGATTACAGGACCTTACCGACGTCACAGCAGTACAAGAAAAGATCGATGCCAACTTTGAATGGCTCATGGGCGGTTATGCTGACAGCATCCGCGCCTTGGCAGAGAATCAACTACGGCAGTTGTTTGAGAAAGGTTTTTAAGTCACCGTACAAGGTGGCCATCATGGCTTCGCGACTGCTAAACATTATCAGTCGACGTGCCAGTTTCTTTTCTATCTCTATGTAGTAGGGTGCCTGCAGTTTGCGATCCAACAGCAAGATAAGGTTGCGATCAAACTTTTCTGGATCTAGATCCACAGTCCAGCTTTCAATGTCCATGAGTTTCAGTGTTTGATATCCCAGCCCAGTGAGTCTCAGACCACCAGTGTTGCGTATGTTGACCCACCATATGGGTATGACATCTTCGGCTGTGTGTCCGTGCCCGGCAGGTAATTGGGTGAGTAAGGCTCGAGTGAGTTCTAGTTTATTTCGCATCGGGGTAGATACGGTCCCCGCTTTTGAGTAACACTACCGAGAACTTATCGGTCTTGAACTGTGTGTTCAACTTCTTGGCCAAGTTGATGGCATGTCCTGGATTGGAGAATGAAACTTTTTTGTACTTGGGGCCAGGATACTGCACCAGGAAGTTGGAGGTCTTGAGGTTGATGGGCTTGTCATCAAAGAACACCGCCCAGATACCTTCAGACGCTAATACCTGTTCGGTTTTGTAAGTGCTCTTGTTGGTAAGTTCTACTAGAACTTTGGGTTTTGGTCGGCTCATAATAATCTCTCCAGTTTATTTATGATAAACTACGTAGATTAAAATGATCCTCCTTGCATTTCCACAGTGACTACATCAGGGGCGGCCTGGGGCTGTGTTCGCAGTTGTTCTAGGTCTAACAGCAATCGAGTGATTTCGGTATGCAACATTTTGGCATCTTGCAACGAACATGAGAAGTCCTTGGAGCCCCGCATTTCAAAATGCTGAAGGCGATCCACGAACTTCTTTATGTAAAGATTGCTCATTACTGGAATGTAAACTCGTCTGCTGAGTGTGTTGGCCCACGATAATCATAGCGTTGTAGCAAAATTAGCTTGGGGCAAAATTCAGTGGTCCAACGACCATTGACTTCAATCTGATACCACCCGGCCGCAAACCAACTCTTGGATTTCTTTTGTTTGGTATAGATGGGCAATCTGCGTTGTACATCATAGATCGCATTGTGCGGCATGGCATCAGTGGCAAATCCATTGACCGCATGTTCTTTCTTTTGTTTCTTTTTTTGTGGAGGATCTTCAAAAAAGATCTGTGTTTTGTTCTTTATGGTCTTGATAGTTTTGAATTCTTGCTGGTCGTTGTACATACGAACAGAGAATGAACCATTGTTGGTCACTTCAACAGATCCTATTTTTGCATCATTTTCTTTGAGGATCCAATATTTGTTTGCTACTACAGGTTTAGCTAGAATCATTTATTCAACACTCCTTGGTACGTTTTATTAAGCCAACGCCCAAATTGTTCGGCGTTTTCGCTTGCGCGGTTTAGTTCGTATTTACCGCAGAATTTCATGAAGTGGCTGCCAACTTGGCCCACGTCTTTGTGGCTGATTTGCTCCAAAATAGCGCCGTCCACTGCGGCTTTTACTGTGTCGGGCTGTGCTGTCAAATCAATGAGGCTACGATTGCGTACATAGTCATCTAGCACACGGTGCTCTTCTCCGTTGTGATCAGTCCAGCGTTGTAGCATCATGTTGTTCCAGTTGTAGCCCTTGGCATTGCGATCAGCAAAGGCTTCTTGTAAGCCCACTTTGTTTTTGGTGCCCTTGGTACGCACCCCAGGAAATGCTGAAAATACATTGTCCGACGTGTCGCCACGCATGCACTTCTCAAACAACAACCATTCTGGGTCAGGAATGACCTTGGGTTCCTTGGTCTTTTTATCTATCACTGGCTTGCCCCGGGCATCAAAGATGCCTTTGACAGTGAGTAGCTCGTCTGTGATTCCATTGTATTGATGCACGTTTTCTGCCAAGAGTTGCACAAAGTCTGTGTCGCTGGAAATGATATAGTGTTCGTCCGCAGGGTGCAAGGCAATCCAGCGAGCAATGATGTCATCTGCTTCGGCATTGGGTTCACGCAGTACACTACAGTTGGTGCGTTTTTCCAAGTACTCTTTGAACATGTCAAAGGTTTCCCAGAACAGCTTGTCTTCTTCAGCTTCTCGCTCTGTGTGTGCGGCACGGGCATCACTGCGATTCTTTTTATAAGGTGTATAAAAGTCCTTGCGCCAGCTACGTCCTTCCAGTGCAAATACCACATGATCAGCAGGAAAGCGATTGAATACTTTGTTTACAGCACTAAGAGTAATGTGTAGAGCATAGCCTACTTTTTCCCAGGGATCCTCAGCGCGAAATGCCACGTGCCTGGCACGAAAAAACATGTTGGCAGTGTCAATTAGTAGATAGCGCATTCGATTCCTGTGTGTGTTTTTATTTTATAATTCAACCAAGTTTTCAATCGATTGATCCAATATACATTATTATACGACAATTTACGGTTGTGTTTCAACCTTTTTTTCAACCTATCGTAGACACTTTGGACTGATTGTTGAGACAGTTTTTCCAAAGAGTCCATGGCCAAGCTCCACCGTATCAAATGATTTGGTTCAGAATCATAACTTTCATCAATCACTGAATCAAAAGTCTGAAACCCTAAATTGCGCAAATTGGCCAAGTAGTTTTGCGGACCAACTGCTATAAAAGGTCTTCCCATGATCAGTGCTTTGGATACTTTTTCGCAGATCATAGGAATATTCCAGTCTGGCATGATCAAACTATAGGCCGATTGTTGATATATCCCCAATGGGATATTTTTTTGTGCAGTGTGTTCAAACACTGATCCAAAAATATCATGCGGGTCAAGACCCTGCAAAAACTTGTGCATGACCAGTGGATCCTCCAAAGAATCAACACAGTGGCCGCTAGACGTCTTGATACAGCCAATGCTTGCCGCGGAATTTTTAATATTGTCAGCTATGTCCGGGCACATTGTTTCCAGTGTGTTGATCATGGGCCCAACATCAATGTCCTGTCGAACCGGCATTATAACTGAAGATTCAAGATTTCTTTTTTTGATTTCGTAATAGACCCAGGCACGATTTATTTTGTGCCAGGCGTTGACCCGACCTATCAACACATCTACTAGATATCTGGCTTGATAGTTGGGACGTAACTCAGGCATGTCAGGCATGCTGGCCAGGGGGTAAAGATATCCTGGGTGACAAATAATTTCTAATTTTTCTATGTAAGAGTCAGAAACAAACACATGATGATTGCCTGGATAGAGATAAGGCAAGATTGTTCTTTGATGTACTTCTAAGTTTTCTAGTCCTACCCAGATTACTATGTTGTAATCTCTGGAGTCATAATCAAAAGGATCAATGTATCGGTTAATTAGTACTCTAGGGCCAGAATACCGGCAGGCATCCAGTGGATTTGATAGTACCTGCCCATTGACATTGAATTGATGATCTTTCAACCAATGTGTTGGGTCACAAACAGTTATCATAACATTTTTATTTTTAACAAATAATTCAACAGATATCTAGCCCACCAACTGTGAGCATGTTGATTATAATGCCAACTAGTTGGAGATACTGTGTTGTGCCCAGCAGTGGTTAACAAGTTGTGATAGGTCATCTTGGGATTGTAGGGGTCTAGATAACACTGTTCCCAATCTTGTTGATTTTTTATTTTGGAAAAATCATTGTTACAGTTAAAAAAGAAATGTTTGATTCCTTTTTCACAAAGTTCTTGGTGTAGCTCCCAAATTTCATCGTGTGCTTGTTTGGTCTTTAACTCCCAATCGGTTCCAATAACAAAGTGTCGATACTTCTCTTGCAACTCTGCTGGAACATCGTCAATGCCACTGGATCCAACTTGATAGTATGTTCCGTTGTGCAACCATTCTTCTCGTTCCCAAGTGCTCCACCCAATGATAATAAATGTACGATGCCACTCATGGCTGTTTTTTTCTATCCAGTCACGAGTGGTGCGTAGAATACGTGTGTTACTGGATGCTGATTCAGCTTGACATACAAACACGGCCTTGCAGAGATTGCCCAATACCGTTCCCCAGCTTACTGCTAAATTATCAGGATGCGGCAATCGTTTGAGATGTCCTAGTTTTGGATCGTCTTCAGCAAATGCATGATTGTTAACAGCTTCTGCTGCCGCGGCATGACTGTCACCGTTGACATATAATATCATAGTATGTTTACCCATACACGACCAAATCGTCTTTTACGGTTCCAAAATAACCGTTCAATATACTCTTTTTCTTCCATTGGTTTCTCAGGAAAGTAGTATTCCAGACTATATGTACCTGATTCAAGCTGGTCAACATCCTTCATAATGTACTGCCAAAGATTATATTGATACGTGCTTTGCACAGGATACTGATCTCTTTGTTTGATATCTATCAACTGTTCTTTTTGTAAACGTATCAGCTCGTTGTGTAGTGTACTATCAAGATTGTATTTTTTGATGTATCTATCCAGAAACGTGTACCAAGGATCTCGTCTTTCTGGAATAGCGTGTAACAATTGGCGAGTGTAAAAAATAATACTGTTGCCGTAGGTTTTGAGATTCAGTTCGTTAGGCACAGTTGCGCGACCGTTGTCAAACCAGTCAGTTAGCATGTTGATCTGATCATCACGCAATTTGATATACCACAGTTCTTTTTCTAATTCAACAAATAGTTCTGTATAGAATTGTTCATAAGAAATATTTAGGTATTTTCTAATAAATCTGCTCGCTATGTCACTCAGTCCCCCGACATGCCAGGTAAAAATAAACCAATTAAATATGCTGGCGCTGATCATGTCTTCGAATGGAAGGTCTCGAGTTGACTTGGTTACCATGATTGATTCAGCATACGGCCCTACATTTTCATCAGTGGAAGTTCCAAAGTAATCAAAGATCTCTGTGGTTTTTATGTCATAGATTTCTTTCTGAACTAGATTCATTTCTGAGTTTTCAAGAAGCTGACTGAAATAAATGTCTACTCCGTCGTGCATGTTTAACTCAAGCAGTTTCCAGATATTTTGAGACCAAGACTTAATGCTCTCTCCAGGCAGTCCCAAAATTAGTTCTGTGCCAACTGGTAAATCCCGTTCTCTAGCAATGGCTAAAATTTCTTCTATTTTGTTTGATTGAAGATTTTTTCTTTTAATTATGTCTAAGGTCGGCTCATCTAGTGTTTGTAAACTAACCATCAAACCTGTGTTGTAATTTTTACTTTCTTTGATAAGAGTTTCAATGATGTCAACCACTTCTTTTTTTTGATTTTTAGCGAAGCTAGTTACAAAGCCATACGGAAAGCCAAATTCATTCTGTGAAGATACAAATTTTTTGGTTATCAATGGATCTCTATCAGGAAAAATTCCAAAATTAGCATCGGCGAGGCTGACAAATGCTATCTTGTTCTTTGCTGTCCATTCTAGTTCTGCAAAAACTCGATCCAAAGGAAATACCTTTACCTTGCTATAAGTCAAGCTCCCCCAATCGCAAAAAGTACACTGGTAAGGACAACCTCTATTGGTTTCTAAAGTAGCAGTCCATTCAATTTCAGGATGGCTAGCAACTAACTCGTCAAACAGTCCTGTGAGATAAGGACTGGGAAGTATACTAAGGTCAGATATTCGTTCTGCATCGCCTGTGTCAACAATTTTTTCATCTTGATTGATCAGCAGGCCAGGAACCTTATACAAGTTATCAAGATTTTCTAAAACGTTCTTGAAGGTGATCTCCCCTTCAGATTTGATCACAGCAGTGATCCAAGGGTGCTTCTCAAATATTGTTGGATCAGTAATGGCAGGTTCAGGCCCTCCAAATATGATTACGCAATTTGGATTGAGTTCTTTTAGCCGACGTGCTACTCCTGCGTTGTAATTTTTATTCCAAATATATGTGCTGAATCCTACCACATCAGAGTCTTTGAGCATTTCCGCAACTTGCTCAACTGGGTCTCTTCGCCAGAAAATGTGACCTAGTTCAAATTTTTCTTTTATCGAGTCATGACTTGATGCATACGCCCACAGACATCCCACACTGTAAGGCAAATGGAATGAGTTACAGGATTTTGGTCCCATTTGGAAATTAACGTTTACAAAACTTATTTTTTTCTTTGTCATTTTTATTTTTTAAATTAGGCAACTCTTCTCTCTTTTGGATCAACTTGTATTTACATACAATATGCTCCTAGATGCACTAATAATGTTTTATGATTGTTTCAACGCCTTGACTGTTTCAGCTTCAACCACACGTTTACGTAGACTGCTGGAGCTGAATGAGTGATCTCTGCCGTTGAATATGATGTCAATGCCCCGATGATAGCATTCTTCTTTTCCAGTGAAATCTTTGTCTTCGTATTCTACACCCAGCACACGAACGTCAAGTGGCAAGATCAGCAACAAGTCAACAAGGTCTTGTTCTGTTTGATATACCACCACTTCGTCTACATATCTGCATGCGGCCAACTGTATCTGTCGTTCCACTATGCTCTGCACCGGACGATTTTTGGTATCAGGACGATCTATTGTAGGGTCTGTTTGTAGGCCAGCAATCAAGTAATCGCAATGATTTTTGGCTTCGGCCAGCATGGCGATATGCCCGGCATGTAACATGTCAAATGTTGAAAATGTGATGCCAATCTTTTTGCCATCTTCTTTGAGTTTACGAATGTGATTAAATATCATAAGTGTTCCAGTATGTGTTTTGCTATCTGTTGATGCGCATCTTTGTCAGGGTGCCCGCCAGGGCAAAAGTTCGCATGTTGTTGGCGCAACCAACTGTACACACTGCCCTTGCCAAGATTATCGTGAAAGTTTCCAAACTGTATAATTTTCTCTCGATCGACATGTTCCAATATAACTGATTGTTCAAGGCTGTGATTGAATATCATGTCTCCATAGAGAAAAATCTGTCTGTAATCTGCGGCATAATGTTCGCAAAAAGTTTGCACAGTGAATAACGCATTGTATTCTCTCCAGTTAAATTTTTCATGCACCGGATGGCAGAAGTATTTGAGATATGTCTCATTATAGAATTGATGTTCTTTTCCTGCGTTGGCATGGGTAAAGTTTATGCCCAGTGGCACATGAAATTGATCATTGGGTATGCTCTGATCAGCAGTGGGCAAGTAAAATTCAGATCGATCAAACGATGTATAGCAAAACAATACCAGGCTGTTAGGGTAAGCCAACAACATCTCGGGTAGCACTCGAAGACTACGAACATTGCTGCCGCCGATCATTGCACAGTTGATCACAGGGATATCTAACAGTTCTCCCAACACTCCAGGAAAAGCCAACTGATTTTGTTGTTGGGGGCAAAATGAATCGGTGAGCTCGTCACCAAACACCACGCTATCCCCAAAAGCCAAAATCTGTTTATACTTCATCCCACTTCTCTCCTGCCATCTCCGAGATCTCTACTTTGCATGTATCGACTGTCGTTGTTCATGGCTTCGTATTGTTCAAAGGTTTCCAGTACAACGTTGCGGCACACAGCCTGGAACCATTGATCTACCAGGTCAGCATCAGTACGACCTTGATAGCCAGCACGTACTAGGTTGGCAATGAACTTTTCGTTCCAATCAAACTCAAACGCACCCGAGTTGATATCATTGGGATCAACATCCATGCTCAGTATGGAAATGTAAGGCTCGCCCTTTTCTGTGGCCACGTCTTTGTCTGACTTTTTCTTACTTTTTGGGGGTTCTGCAGACTTTTTTATACCTTCACTAACCTTTTCGTTAGAATCCACCGGTTTGCTAACTTTTTCTTTTCTTTTAAACAGATCAAATATTCCCATTTTCTTTCCTCTTGAGTTCCAGTAACACTTGTAATTTATCGTATGCGTCCTTCAGTGTGGGATCTTCTTGTATGGTTTTTAGATCCTGTATCCAGCTTGCGGTCGATGCCCATCCATCATCGCCGCCATTGTTGCGATACACAGCGTCAGCTTCAGTGAGATAACTTTCATAATGATCAGGATCAATACCAAAGAACGCATTGCCATCCATCATGGCCAGAGTTTCTGCTATGGGACGCAGTTTGCGTCGATCTTCGTCAGTGAATATCCTGCGCCAGCCACCGTCGGGCTCTTCTATTTCGTACACTATCTTGGCACGGTCGGGCGGTTCTACATAAACTTTACTCATTGATACGACTCATTATAAAATTAGCGATCACTGGCTGTGCTGACAGGGCAGGATGCCCTCCAGCTTCAAATTCCAATCCTTGATTGTGAGCCCATTGGGCCAATGTGGTCTTGGGAGGCCAGATCCAACGATCTAGATCTATCTGTGATATCAACTGCTTGATCTGATCAAGGTCATCTAATCTTTTGTGGAACCATTTTTCGTTTTTTACATTGAAATTATGTTGCAAAGGTTGTCCAGGGTAAGCGATATAGTTGTGATGGAACGCATTGAACATCCAGCAGGTAATATTGCGCATACGGCATAGATCCTGCACTATTAAAATCTGTCTCACCAACTGTTCAAAACTCAACCATTCGTTGTGATTTTCCATGTACCAGGTCCGGTGTACCTCACGAGAAATAGAATCTTGATCATTCTCAAAACTAGTACAGTCAACTCGCAAACGCATACGATCTCCGTTGGCGCAAGGTAATTCCTCTCGATCTAGACCAGTCCACCCAATGACAACAACATCAGGAGAATGTGTATAAAGATAGTCAATGGTGGTACGAAAGATTCGTGTGTTTGATGCACCTGATGCTGATATATTATCGTGAGAATCAAACAACAACGCAGGCCAATACTGGTGCTGCCACTGCTCACTTTCTACCTCAAGATGGCTTTGTTCTACAAAACTGCATCCGTTGAACATCACTGTCATTCTATGATATTTCCGTGTTCATCTATTTCACACCAGGTATAGTCGCCCATCCATTTGACTCTAGCTATGTATTGATAGTGATCTGGCGCCGCAGTTGCCCAGTCACTGGGGCCAAGATGTGTGAGTATAATCCTATCATGCTTCATGTCTTGTGCCAACCAGTAAGGCTGGCCATGATAGGTTTGAAACTGATAGTAGGCACTGTGTACCATGTCTGTGATATCCAGCCGTCGTTTGATACCTGCGGCCTGACGTTGTAATACAGTAACCAACTCTAGAATACGATCGTATTCTTGTTGGGCATGCATCCTGGCCACATTGACCATGATGTCTTTTTGTTTTTCAACAGGTATGAGATCAAACTTAGGCCCACCAGCTTCTGTAGGATAAGGAGTTATGTTTCTGTTAAAAAACTCAACTACTACATTGCCGGTGGCGATATCAAAACTGTTCTGACCTTTGGCCCTGTTGTTTTCCAATCAGGTGCCCCAGGCATTGCGCCAAATATCTACCTGTAGTCGTGGGCTGTACCGCCAGCCACGTTCTAGAGCTAATTTAGCTACTTCTTGTGTGTTCAAGTTGTAGACTTGCGGAACACCGCCCACAGGCATCAAATACACAGGGCCACCAAAGCCAGCTTGTCTATATTCTTCCACAGCACGTTCTGCATCAGCAACGTCTTCACGTGTGGCCACAACAAACTTGAGATAAGTGTACCCAATCATTTCATAGCTCTTGACCACTTTGGGATTGATTGCGTTTTCCCACTTTTCACCTGAACAAGGCAGTTTAGGACTCACAGAGAATGTGAGTCGATCGTAGTCACGTCCATGACGTGTGAACTCTTCAAACAAGTACTCACGAACTTCTGGATACAGTTCTTGGCTACCATTGGTCTCAAATGTGAGATCGCGCAGACCAGATCTACGACAATACTCCAACATCTCAGGATACAGTTGTTGATAGCCCAACAGCGGCTCTCCGCCTGTGATCACAAGATGTACTGCATCGCCTGTGCCTTGATCCCAGCGGTTGTTGGGGATGATAGCATGCATCTTGTTGGCAATGATATCCACAGGATCCTGATCATTGAATCGTTTGAATTCAGGATAGATTGATGCATAGGTATCGCAACCAGATGTCACCAAGGGCAAGTCTTCAAACTTGTTGTACCGGTCAATGTTCTTGATAATCTCCACTACTTCTGGATTGTGCCCATCAATGACTTCATCTCTAGGTCGTCCAAACTTCTTGCAACGGAAGTTACAACCATATGTGCGGAAGAACACACTGGGCACTCCAGCCCATTTGCCTTCGCCTTGTAAACTATAAAATATTTCTGTGTATGTGATTTTTTCCATTTACCAATGCCTTATAACGCCTGCTATAATAAAAATGTTAGTGATTATGTATGTTAACACAATCACGGTTCTAATGCAAGCAATACGATCAGCTTCTTGCCGATTTATGCCTGCTTTTTCGCCCAAACTTTTTGCCCACAAACGCCACACCTTCCTAAACATCAGTGGCTTCTCTTTCCTTGAAACACGCAATTGAAGACTAAATCACTTTCTCCATCGTTGATTACTTTATGGAATGCACCATCTGGTATGAGCACAATATCGCCACCTATCACCCGGAATGGTTCGCTGTCTTCATCCCCTACAATCATCTTACCGCCCCCCACAACAAAAAAGTACACTTCCTCCTGACCAGGATGCCTGTGCCCGCGTGTTTGTTGTTTTCCGTATAGTTTGGTAGAACTCAACACAAGATTATTTAGATCGTGATTGTCCCGGAGCAAATAAACTTCGGTGTCTTTTACTACTTCTCCACCTACATCATGAAACGAATACTTCTTCATCTAGATACCTTTTTAATTCTTTGTCTGTGGGCTCTACGGCATAATTGTTTTTGAAAAAGATTTCATAACTGTCAGAACCATATTTGCCTATGCCATATAACATTGTAGCATCATTGCCGTCCCAGACCAAGAAGTCCTTGGTCATGCCTTTTAATCTTTTGTACCGAACATTAACCATGCCCAAGGGCCAGATCACATCTTTGACTTCTTGTTCGGTAGCCCTGTGAAAGCTCAATGGTGTGGACCAATGATGCATGAATACAGGAAATACGGTTTTTACAGGCTTGCGACCAGTTTGGTTTAGCATGATCACTGCCACCATGTGTTGCCATGCACCAATCATGTTTAGATGACGTCGTGAAATAGGTCGTATGCCAGCAGGTAACTGCTGTTGCACCATGAGGTCATCTCTTAAAGGTTGGATCATAGTCTTCTACCTTCCTTAATGTATCTTTCCAAGTGTATGAGAGTAAATCGCTTTCCACATATTCTCTGTTGGCGTCTTTGATATTTAATAACACACCACGAACACAAAGATCCTTGTGCAAACCACCAAACAGCACTATGCGTGGATTTAAATAGTCTATGATCATTTTAGTTTGTTGATCGCCGGTTGTGATCCAATCTCTATCTGTGATCAAAATATTTCGATGTGGTATCATACCATTGTCATTGACTTGCGAATAGGCATTCCACCCAGGCGATATGTGATCTGATCGCTGATGTTGTTGATACCATGCGGTGTTTACAAAATCAAATTGCCAAATCTTGATCCAGGGTGTTTGATTAGCACCCAAGGCACAACGACGTGCATGCTCGGTCCACTTGATTTCTTTTAAGGATGGGTCATCTTCCCAAACATGAACCATCACTAGCACTACATCAGGTCTTGATATGTTGTTCATTGGGATGCCATTTCTTCCACCACTCTTCCCAGGGAAATACAATCCATTGCGGATCATTGTGTTTGTTTACTGTTTCGGCTGTGTAGTTCACATAGATCTCAGCGGCACTGGTTTCGTTGTCGTACAGTGTGGCGATGCGAACGTTGTGACCCCAGATCTCAGCCCATCGTTCATTATTGGGGAAGCAACTTTGTTGCCAGTCTTGACGTATCCAGTTTATGGTAGCGCCTGAATCGTTGATGTCATCCACTATGAGAATGTTTTTTCTACCATCCCCGGAGCACATTGGGTCATATACTTCGTGTCCAAATGCATCTTCAGCCATCCATAGATTGCTTTCACATTCTTCGTCGCCGGCACCTTCTCTCAATCTCACTTGGAGAGCATACATAGTGCAGTCAAGATATTGACTGATCAAGTTGGCCGGCACGAGTCCGCCACGAGTGATACCCACGATATAATCAGGACGCCACTCATCGAGGTACATCTGTCTTATGATCTCTTGTGTTTGTCTTTGTACGTCAGACCAACTTACATAAACTTTTTTCATTTAATTTCCATATAGTTCCAGCGATTTATTAAGACCCAGCAACGGAAGATTTAACATATCGATCCTTGAAGAATCACCAGTGTAGCTCATGCCGCTTTGTTCAATCACTTGCACCCATTTCGGATCATGCCCGTGTATTTTACAGTATAAACGAAGTATGTCACTTAGTCTAGTCTTGTGGCTATACACAGCATTGATATCCTGGAATCCACAGGCACCAGTCATGACAAATTGGACGATCTTGATCAAATCCGTCACACTAATCATGTCAAACCAACGATCCTTTTCGATCACAAAAGGTTTCTGTTCGATGATACAATTTTTTAATTTTTTGATCGGACGTATGCTATCTTCGCTGGAATCAAAACATCCAAAAATCCTGATGGTACGGCATTTTGGATTCATGCTGGACAGTCGGGCTATTAGATTCTTGCTTTGTCCATAGCTGTGAGATGGCCATTGATTCCAGATATCTATTTCTCGAGCCATGTCAACATCACGATCTATGCCAAACTCGGCCCCGGTACCAAAGGTAATCATGCCTTGATTTATTGCATCAAGGCTGGTATAAAGATTAGAGAACATAGAGAGATTTTTTCCCAGTATGGTAGTATCGATCTCTCTCACTTGATTTCTGCCTGCTACAGCACAGTTAATCACCCAATCAAATTTATGTATCAGTAAAAACTGTCTTACTTTGTCTGCGTTTAGCAAGTCTAGATCTTGTCGACTTACCACAATGACTTCGTGACCATGTAGATATCTTGATAGGCATCTGCCCAGGAATCCTGATCCACCGGTTATCAATACTTTCATTTACCGTAATCAGGAAATTCTACCACGATAGTGCTACGTCCATCTGTTCTAGTATAAGCACGATCATAGGCCTGTAATATTGAATCGGGCGAGTCACACTCGATGATATCGATACTGGCACACATGGATCTGAAAGCAGAGGAAAAGTTTCCTTTGTGTTGTTCTTGCGGATCCACTGGTGTTTCACTACCTTTGGCCACACGTATGATCACTTTTGGTCTACAACGTCCTGAACTCAATAAGATCATTTTATCAAGATGATTGATGATTTGATCAGTGGCACATAGCAAAAAGTTCCAGCGTGGTATCACTGACACAGGCACGAACCCTTGCATGGCTAGACCAGTACTGACACCAATTTGGAAATTTTCAGCTATTGGAAACTCTATTTTTTTATGTTCAGGAACTTCTGTTAGGCTTTCGTAGCAACCGGTACCGCCATATCTCACAGCCTGTCCAAGAAAAATAGTGTCCGGTTGTGCAGACAACCAGTTCATGGCTTCTTTTAATCGTTGGTTGTAGAGTTGATTGCTCATTAAAATTGTACCCTTACTCCGGCACCGGCATGCGGATATTTGTTATTTTTATATCGATAATAGATAAGGTGCTGGCTTTCATGCCAGACACGATTACCAGCCACTGGCAGATACCAATGTTCGTCGCCCCATACCTCATGTGTAGGAGTCAGCACACTGAGCTCGTTGTCTTCTACTACGAAAGTGATGGGCAAGGCATGAGCCACAGCGTATCTGTAAGCTTCGCTCCAGGCACCAGTTTGTGCGCTCATGTCCCCGGTCCAACACCATACATGCTCATCGGTGCCTTGGAGTTTGGCCGCCAGTGCTAGTCCAGTGGCGATACTGGGAATGCCACCCACGATGCTAGAACATATGAACTTGTACTGAGGCAAGTTCATTACCATGCTTTTACCGGCCAGTATTTCTTGCCTTAAAATATCTTTGGGTATGCCTTTTAGCAGAGCTTGATAATGATTGCGCCAGGTACAACACACCCAGTCTTTTTCTTTATCGACCTTTTCAAACACCCGCATGATTTGATCTTCATTGCCGTCATAGAGATGTATGGGAGCACGGATCTCGCGATTGTTAAACCGATCTCCTATTTCCTTTTCAAAGTCGATGAGTTCTTGTTTGTTCATAGATACAAACTCATAAATCCGTCGACCTTTTCACCAATGTACTCAATCTGCTCGGGTGTGATCACTGGACTACAGCCATGGAAGAATGTGTTCTTCATTGTGAATGTGGCCACAGGATAGTTATCACGTGCCTCTGCGGGATTCATCAGGTGACTGTACGCAGGTTGCAACATGATGTTACCAGCAAAGTATGGGCGTGTTTGTATCAAGTTTTCTTCTAAATAGTCCACAATGTCCATGCGAGAGAACGGAGAATCTGCACGTATGGTCAATGGGAAAGCAAACCAACTGACATTGGCTTTTTCTCTAGCACGTGGCAAGTGGAAGAACTGTTCGTATTTTTCATAGATCTCAAACAACAGATTGTAGTTTCTTTGCCGTAGAGCATGTATCTCTGGCAATTTTTTGATTTGTTCAAGGCCCATGGCCGCTTGTAGTTCGATGGGTTTTAAGTTATACCCAATTTCGTCATACACATACTTGTGATCAAAAATCTGATCTGGCATTTCTGGAATCCATTCATTGAATCGTTTGCCACAGGTGCCACATTTTAATTTGTTGGCCTCGGGTCCTACACAATAGCAACCACGTCCCCATTCACGTAGGCTACGCACAATGATTTCTTGCTGTGGATCATTCATGGCCACAAAGCCACCTTCGCCCATGGTCATGTGATGTGCTGGATAGAAGCTACACGATGCCATCTCACCAAAGCTACCCAAAGGCTTGCCATCGTAAGTTGTTCCTAATCCATCGCAACAATCTTCTAATAGGATTAAATTATGCTTGTTGACCAAGTCCATAACACGGTCCATGTTGGGTGGATTGCCCAACACATGGGCAAATGTAATAATTTTAATGTCTGGATCAGCCGCAAGCAAACGTTCTGCGTGATCCAAATCAATGTTCAAGGTATCAATTTCAATGTCGCAAAACACTGGTGTAAACCCATTTTGCAAGGTTGGATTAAGTGTAGTTGGAAATCCAGCAATGGGCATCAATACTTTAGTGCCCGGTGGAAAGTTATGTCCACGCTTGCTTTTCATGGCTGTCATCATCAAGAGATTTGCACTGCTACCACTGTTGGTCAACACTCCGCGTGTCTTGCCAAATTCTCGGGGAAACTTTTGTTCAAAGCGTAGGCTCTTGTTGCCCATGACCAGCCAGCCGTTGAGCAAGGCTTCTGCGGCTGCCACATACTCGTCGGAGTTGAAATGCGGACCTGCATAGTTGACAAAGTCCTTGCCGGCTACCCAGGTCTTGGCAGATTGTTTTTGTTCGATATATTGTTTTATTTGATCTAATATGTGTTTCATGTTCGGTCACTTAGTTTTTTCATTAGGTCTATTACTGCATGGCTGCCACGACTGGCATGGAAGTGCAAAATATGTGCTTGATCAAATGTAATACCGTTCCATTGATCATGCCAGGCTATCACTTTGAAATCAAGATTACGCATGTTCATGGCTTGATACGCCATCTCGGGATGATGAGGGTCGGACACTTTCTGACTCCAAAACATAGCATTGTTTCTTAGTTGATCAAAGCCCCAATTACGATCTGGGTGTGTTTCACATTGTGCCCAAAGATCGTCACCATATTTCCATATGTCTTTGAGCATGGTGTGTGGATAGTATTGTAAGTCGTTGTTATAGTATGGCTGACCGTTGATTTCTCTAGGATCAGTGTGATTAAACAATCTATATTCCTGGAATCGATCACTAAACAAACCGGTGGGCTTCAGCATCAAAGTATCGGCTCCTGCCCAGAATATGTTGCAAGGTTCTCGGTGCCAGAGATCTTTTATTTCTTTCCAATTAGCTTTGGTATAAGATTCATTGTCGTCAACTGGATCTTCCCATAGCACAGATTCAAAAGGTTCTTTGACAAATCGACGAAAACTAGCCAGACTGATCTCATACATTTCTCTATAGTCTTTGTAGAGCTGTGTGCTATCAGCATCCATCCAGCCATTGCGGATAGGTCGTACTGCACTCACCAGGTAATTTTTTACCATACAAAATTATTCCTGTAGTGATTAACTATTTCAATCAACGCAGTGTCAAAATCTGTTTGAGGTACCCATCCCAATGATTTCAATTTTGAATCATCTATACTGTATCGAATATCCTGACCTTCACGCTGGCTGTCCATGATATAGTCTTCCCAGCAGTGATCTTTGCTTTCACCATGATAGAGATGCAAGATTTTTTTGATCACTTCTCTGTTGGGCAGTTCTGTATTGCCACTGATATTATAAATCTCATTTGCTCCACCATGCTCAATGATAGTGATTACTGCTCGTGCGGTATCTAACGCATGTAACCAAGTGCGCACCGGCTTACCCTGATCGTGCAAGTCGATTTTGCGTCCGAGTGTTAGATACTTGATAGATTTAGGTATGAGTTTTTCCACGTATTGTCCCACGCCATAATTGTTAGTGGGACGCACGATGACATATTTTATACCGTAGGTGCGAGCCCAGGCAGTGATCAACATGTCGCCGGCGGCCTTGCTGGCCGAATAAGGGTTGCTGGGTTTTAATAGATCAAGCTCGCTATGGCTTCCACGTTCGATGTCGCCATACACTTCATCTGTTGAAAAATGCAACAACACTGGTTGTTTGTATCGTGGTATCTGCTTGATCAACTCTAGCAGATGATGTACGCCATCTATGTTAGAATGCAAAAACACACCACTGCTCATGATACTATTGTCTACATGAGTTTCTGCGGCCATGTTGATGACGTAGTCACAATCTACTAACCGGTCGAGATCGTTGATATCTTTTTGTATCCACTTGAAGTGAGTATTCTCTAGGAATTCGCCCAGAGCCCAGACGTTGCTGGCATAGGTCATCTTGTCTACTCCTATGACATAGTACCCTGCGGCTAGACATGCTCGCGTGACATGTATGCCCATGAACCCCAGACAGCCTGTCACATACACTACTCTTTTCAAATTTTCCTCGCTTTGACCAGCAAATGCCAGCCTAGATATTCTTTTACGGCTTGCCGAACATCGTCGGGCATGGCCTCAAACCAAGGTTCAAGTTCATAATTTCCAGACTTGTATGCTGGTACATTGTACATAAAGCAATGGTCTTGGCGCAGGCGTTCTATGTGAAATTGACTGTCCAACATACGATGGATATCTTCTCTGGAGTAGGCCTGTGCATATGGACAACCGCTTTGTGCTTCAAACTGATCTAGACCTTTTTGTATCATGGCATACTTCCAGGAGTTCTTGGCATACACCATGAAACGAAACTCTCCGTCGGGTTTGAGTACGCGATGAACGTTGTCAACGATTGTGTTAATGGCTGGAAAATGATGGATAACACCATAGCTGTACACAAGATCAAACTGACCTAGTGCTGTCAAGGCCGCAGTATCACTGGCATCAATGTTGTGGAACTCTCCTTCAAGTTCTAAAACTTTAAAGCGTTGTCTAGCAATCTCCACACTTTGATCGCTGTAGTCTACACCCACATATTCAGCGCCACGTTTGGCAAACTCTTCGGCATCACTGCCAATGCCAGATCCAATCTCTAGCACACGTTTGCCAGCCCAAAGATGGAATCCAGCAAATTCTCTGATATGAGGTTCCACACGATATCTGCGTTCTGAGACTTCTTGATAGAACTCTGCGGTGCCTAGCTCACTGCGACCATGTAGGATGTTGCAAGGTTGCCGATTCCAATAGGCCTTGATTTTATCTAATAAGTGTTGATCAATGTTAATCATGTATAGCTACCTGACCATTTGGATCCTGTTCCTTGCCGCACATGTATTCCCAGGGGTTCTGTTGTCCCAGCATGACTTTTGTAAACCACTCGCTGGACTGACCAATGCGTTCTAAATACCATGCAATCTTGTTGGCATCGTTTACTCGCTTGTTACGAAAAGTCACGTGATTAAAGTCTCGCGGATCATCGGGACGACCTTCCAGCATGGGACGATTGTTAAATGTTGTGTCTCGATTGTTACCAGTGATGTCAAATCTGTCGTGTAACACTTCGACATCAATGTTTTTCATGATACCTGTAATATAGGATATTTGACTGATAGTAGCGTCAGTAAGTTGATGGTTGCTGAGATGTCCCAATAGATAGTACCAGTCTCTGGGCACTATAGGAAAGATAGCATAGGGATGTTGATTATGAGTGGGCATCCTTAAACATAAAAACTTACCATTGTGCTCGGTGATACGTTGATCCCAATCCTGAGTCTGCATCACTGCATCGTCATTCCAGAACATCAACCATTGCCCGTTGGCCAACCCAGCTAGAGCATTGAGGTATTCGTGTAGTCGGAGATAACCCAATGGAGTAAACTCAACCACTGTGGCATCAACTCCACGTGATTCTAATTCTGGAAAAATATTTTGTTGACACCATTCAAGTGATTGTTTGTCATCGTTGTCAAAGGCCAACAATATTTCCATCTCGGTTGGATTTTTGGCTAGGTCAAGCAAACTCAACAAGCTTCTTTTTAGCATGTCGGTTCTACCACGGGTGGGCAATAGCACTGATATTTCATGCGTAGCAGGCTTGGCCCATAATTTGTTTACACCCACTGGCGGAGTTTTACTCATTGTCATCCTTCATATATAGCACTGTTACCAGCATGTTCAAACACTTCCACTGAATGCAATTTTACACCCTGCCCCACAGGATAGCGTGCCTCAAATGTTTGTCCATTGGGGCAGTAGTAAGTATTGCCGTTCTTAAAAATATGCAGTATAGCGGCCATTTCTTTGTAGGCAAGTTCAGCAAACTTTTCGCAACCTACACCATTGACAATACGAATATCGCACACACCACCTTTGTCTTGTAACCCCAAGCCGGCCATCTTCTCAAACATAGCACGATGAGGATCATCTTCGGCAATGACCAGGGTGTGATCAAATTGCCATTCGCTCCACTCTTTGAATGCTTTGAGACCACCAAAGTCCATGACCCAGTTACGGTCGTCCAAGGTTTCACTTTCAAATATCAACTTGATGCCAATCGAGTATCCATGTAGCAACGAGCAGTGACTATGTGTACTACGCCATTGGCGAAAACAGCATGACAGCCCTCTGTCGTTGCCGTATGTTTTTGTTGAAAGATATTTTGCCATTATTATTCTCCTATGTTAGATTATAGCATAGGCCTGCAGAATTTGTATAGCGGGATGAATGCCGGAAGGCCGCTGTTGAATCATTATTTAGTAGGGTTATTATAGCTACCAGTTTTATAGTTGGCCTGACCTGAGATTACACCGCGCACACCGCCCACAGGATCTTCACAATCGCCATGACGTCTTGGAATCATATGTATGTGTGGGTACATCACTGTCTGGCCTGCTGATTGTCCGCAATTCATGCCAATGTTGTAGGCATCTGATCGACCACTGATTACATACCATTCGCCATGTCTCCTGGCTGCTCGAAAACAGGACATAACAGCATCATCGTTGTTGACCTTGGGAACAAACAAAAGATGTCCTTCGCTCACAGGATAACGATCTCTAAAGATCCAATACTCAAGGGTTTCTCCATAAACATCGTCCCAAGGTGCGATGCCTGCTTCTTGTGCTTGTTTGAGAGTGGCTGCCATGTTAAAAACTCCATAATAATTCATTCATGATTCGATACTGCCCTATAGTGCTAGTGGCCGCATTGAATCTAAACTGCGTCCGCTTGTCAATCTGTTTGCTATATACTCCTCGAACATAATAGGTAGGTGTTCTTAGAATATCTAGGTTTTGTTTAGTATAAACTAATTGCCCCGAGCTGTCAAACGAAGTGGGCACATTGGCTTCAACCTGACCACTGAGTACACGTGGCGCTTGCCCAAAGTAAATGCCCATGTCGTTTTTCTTATCACCCCAGCGGTATCCTGCTTCGGCCCAAGTGCCTATGGTAGGACTTATGCGAGTGATCAAGCCCGGATTGATGTCAGTAGTCACATACATCAAACTGGCTTTGGCAACAAACCCGCCCTGACGATATGATACCACGTTGTCAAACACCGAAGATGACCGCACTGTTCCCCAAACTCCGCTGAAACTAACCCAAGGATTGAAATTGAGTCTTGTATATTGTGACCCAAAGGCCCAGGAATCTTTCTTCCATACTGCAGGAATACCTATGCTGTACTGTCCACCGCCAGGGTCGCTGGATGATTGGTCCCCGGCAATACGTAGGCCATTTACAATGTTAGCTCTGGAACCAGTTAAAAATTCAGCAGGTGTGGCCAAGTCGTGATCAGCTCCCATAAAGTTGTTTCTTTGGAAAGCGTCAAGCCCTGTGACATTCATTGGCCTAGCGTTGATCATGAAAGGTCTTTGTAGAGCGTCCATGGCTATCATCTGCCCTGACCCTATGTCAATTCCGCTCACATGGCCTGACAGCATTTTTGCTCCTATACTAAGAGCTCCTATAGGTCTCAGCGCGGCTTCTAGATCTATCACACTGCCGTTCCAGTAAGTGGCCGCAGTCTGTGCCAGCACTGCATTGGCGGCGGCTGTACTCATATACGGCCATTTCTGTTTGATTAAATCCACGGCGGCTTGTGCTGTTAATGTGGTTTGTGTGCCCATTTGACTCATGTACACAGCCATCTTTTTATCGTTGCCAGTTTCATAAACAATCATGGTCACAAGATATAGTTTACCATCTGGTGCTTGAAAAATGTTTACTGTGCTGTTGGCTTCATTGGCACCCGAGCCCAGGCCAGCTGTCATGGATGCGGCCTGTTTCAAAAAGTCTGTGAATATTTTTTGATGAGCGGCTACATATTTTCCTTCAGAGCTTTTTAACAGCACCTGTGTACTATTATGATTGCCAGAAAAGTCCGTGGCACTGACCATGATGTCGGTACGGCCATCACCGTTGACATCCAAGAATCTAGGGTTATAGGTAGAATAGGTATTGGTATCATACCCAACCAATGTGTCTGTGGTTACATCTTGGAACACAGCCGACCCATTGTTTTTTAGGAACTGGATGGCACTTTGTTTGGTGTGAAAACCAAGACGGCTAAAAACAATGGCGTCTGGTCGTCCATCTTCGTTGAAATCGTGCGACACTACTCTCACATTGTGATCCAACAATGGTGCAGGAAGATCGGCTATGTATTGATAGTTTAGTTGCCCTCCAACGATGGTGTAGCTATACATCTTGGTAGTGCGTGTGTCACTGCATGCGGCATTGGCAGTGTTACAAGCATTATCAGTTACAATGATTTGTTTTTGTCCGTTTTGTAAAAAATCATCTGCTACGATACTAGAACCGCCCCATCGCAAATCGCCAGCGTTGCCTCTACTGTCAATGTAGGGTGTAAAGTTGTTTACTCGGTTGTTGATAGCCAATGTGGTGTTGGGCCCGTAATCTACAAATAGTAGATCTTTAAAACCGTCTCCGTCCATGTCTGCAATGGCGCTGTCGTGCGCCCAAACATTGGTCAATGGAATAGAGATACGATTGAAATGTGTGCCTTGATTAGAAAATACATATCCAGGGCCGTAGTGTTGCATGTCCGTGCTAGGGGCCACCAACATGTCTTGACGTCCTGTGTTGAATAAATCCGCAAACTTCACACTGGGTTCTGTACCTAGGATTTCGTTGATACCTCCAGGAAACCATTGTGCGGTTCGATCAACTAGGGTACCACTTTCCCAGGCCAGCAGTGTAAGTTTACTATTGCTCCAGGTTTCAGGTGTGGCATACTGTGTCTGTCGACCAGCCAGTATGATATCGTTGCCACTGCCGGTGATGTTGGCATCAAAGATATCAAATACTGGAGCCGCACCATCTACTTTGGTTAGTGGATCTATAGCAGTGGCAACACGTACTGGGGTATGGTACGGAACTTCTGATCTTAAATAACCACCGCCATAGCCTCCGCCCCCTCCACCACCGCCGCCTCCACAACCAGAGAGAGCAATCATCATTGAAGATATTGAAACAGATAAAACAGTTTTCCGAAATACCATTGAAAAATCCAGACTAGTTATACTGTAAAAAGTATAACACAACCTGGATTTTTAGGTCAACTTAGATGTTGTTTAAAAACAACAGTTATGAAAACAGATGTTGGATCATTGCAATAAACATAATCCACCAGACATAAATTTCATGCAATATTCGATCAATCATCGTGGAGCAAACTCCTGTTGTAGTTTGATATTGTCCATGAATTCTTTCTTGGTTGCAGGATCTGTTTGGAACACACCTTTGAGCACTGTGGTCTGTGTTAGACTAGAGTGTGCCATGATGCCGCGATTCTCACAACATCCGTGTGTGGCTTGGATATACACACCAACATTCTCACTTGCTGTGGCCTTCATTATTTCTCGGGCGATGTCGTTACATAGTTCTTCTTGAAGTGTGCCACGACGAGCACACCACTGAGCGATCCTAGTATATTTAGACAAGCCAATAAGTTTATTAGCGGCGATGATTCCAATGTAAGCAACACCAGACACAGGTTGATGATGATGACTGCACATAGAACGCAGTTCGCTACGAACAACCAACATGCCTTCGTATCTATCTTCTGAATCATTTGGAAAAGCTGTTGCATCTGGTGCTGGATCATATCGACCTTCCATTATTTCATTAAAATACATTTTAGCAAGTCGACGAGCCGTGCCTCGTGAGTTAGGATCGTTTTCACGATCGATCAACAAACGATCCAGCACTAGTTCAAATGCTTCTGTGGCTTCGTCGATTAGTTTCTCTTTATCACCTTCATGTAGATAATCGCTGATATTGTCGCCTGCCCAAAAACGTTTACCTTCACGCTTCATCTTAAAGCGAATATGATCGCCTAAATATGATTCTTTATAGTTTTTATCTTCGTCAAATGCAATTGGGCCCAGGGCCGCATCTTCGTAGCCAGGATGATACGGGGCTTCGCTAACTATTTGACTGCTTTTGATCACGTCAAAAATTTGTTCTTTATTGTTTGGCATTACCAATTCTCCGAGTTATTAAGGTCGAGGATGACCAGTCTTGTTACTATTGTAAAGGTTATTTAGACAGATGTCAATAAAAATCCTGAAACTTGCATAGTATACTTGTCCTTAAATCCAGCGTTGGAACTTACATGTAGTATGTTACTACCCCATATAAATCCATCACCGGCCTTCCAGTTAGTACTGGTTTCAAATTTATCATTGAGTTCGTACTGTATAAATTGCCCCATTTGATAATCTTCCATGTAGATATTGGCGCGAACTTTGGTTTCAGTACGGGTTGGATATTGTTTACTGATTTGAAAAAAAGTATCTCTGTGGAACGGAACCACGCATCCTGGTGGTTGCTTGATAGTTGATACGGTGATTACTTCCATGTTAAGCTGTCGGCCAAGCTCATTGTAATCAATTTGTGTGTTGTCCCACCACAGTTGGTGTATTTTGGTATTGTGTATGTTATAGCTATCTGGAAACCCACCGTATTTTTTGTGAATGTCAGTGAGCTCGTCGACCTGATGCTTAATACAACTGCCCATGTGAACAGAGTAATCAGCATTGACAAATGGGGCAAAATCAAGGTCAAGGTGAACATTATTAAACATTATTAGTCCTTTATTATAAAATTTCTACAGTCTGGATATTGGACGTATTTAGGTTGTTCATTGACCGTGGGCAATAATTCTAGCCCCTTGGCACACAATTCCAAGGTAGGACAGTAGTGATATCCTAAAATTAAATCTGTTTCAGTTTCCCAAGGTACGTGTAAGTCTCTACCATCACTGCGTTGTCGACTCATTGTACGGTAAGCGTCTGCATCATCTAACAAGATGGCACCTACCTTGCCCAACTGCAATGGTTTGGTCCAGCCAAAACTCAAGCACTGCATGGTTCCAGAATTGTACATGTTTCGTTCTAATCTACGAGCCGAATCCCAGATTCTTGTGCCATAGAATTGATATTCTCCGGACCACTTTTCGGTAAGCATTTCATAATCAATGTCAAGATGATGCATGAGCATGGGCACACTCAAATAGGTATAGGCCGTGAATTTGGTTTTTTTGACCTCGTCATACCTCATGCACAATTCAATGGCATGTGTACACCCGTCGGTTACTACTACATACGGTGCTCCGGTATATTCTGCCAAGGCCGATTCAAAGTCAAATAGAGACTTAAAGCTCATCTAGTATACCAGGCCCAAGCATGTTGAACCATGTGCTCCAAAGAAAATTTAGGAGCCCATCCTAGAGAATTAAATCGGTCTGCGGATGCAGTAAGCACAGCTGGATCTCCTGCACGAATTGCACCAATTTCTAGATCAACACGTTGTCCTGTTATTTTTTCAGCCATGTTGATAATATCACGATTGCTAAATCCTTGATTGGTTCCTAGATTAAAAATACCAATGGGAACTGCAGGATTCATGGCCATGACATGTGCGTCAGCAAGATCTTCCACATGTATATAATCTCTAATGCAAGTGCCATCTGGAGTGGAGTAACTGTCACCGTAGAGAGTAAACGTTTTTCCATCTCTAATACTTTCAAGCACTCGAGCAATGATGTGTGTGGCTCCAGGTGCTTGTCCATGTCGCCCTTGACTGTCAGCACCACAGGCATTGAAATAACGGAATGCCACAAAATCTAAAGAATATGCTGTGGCATAACTTTTCATCATTAGTTCAACCATGAGCTTGCTTTCACCGTAGGGGCTAATGGGAATAGCAGGGTCTTCCTCCTGGCACGGTGTCATGATAGGTTCACCATAGGTGGCCGCACTGGAACTGAATATTACTCGAACATTTTTTTGATGATTTGCAATTAAGAAATCCAACAGAATTTTGGTCTTGACAAAATTGTTATTGTAGTACTCTTCAGGATTCATCACACTGGGTCCAACCAGGCTAGTACCAGCACAATGTATGATGGCGTCTGGGCAGAACAGTTTGATTGCATCCAGACCTAGATCGCTGGCAAAGTCTCCTGTGTGCCAAGAACAGGGTACTGTTATCAAATTGCCCGGGGGCATTACACGGTCAATGGCAAGTACATCATGCCCGGCATCAACCAATTTGATTAGAGTTTCGCCGCCAATGTACCCTGCGGCTCCGGTGACGACAACTTTCATTGTTCGACCTTTACCACAGGATATTTGGCATGGGCCACATGGTCACGATATCGAGCACCACTACGCAACCACTGTTCGCCAGAACCTTCAAGGATGTCAACGATACGATCCACTGTGCCGTTGTTCCAATCAGAAATCAAGCCCATGTTGTGATGTGGTTTTTCGAGTAACAAAGCCAGTTTGTTGAATGGGTCATCTTCACTCCAGGGAATGTAAAGCCTGTCAGGGTCATTAGCAAAAGTTTCAGGGAAAGACCTATAAGCAGGGTATAGAACATTACACCCAAGAGTATCTGCTTCACTGACTGTGTTGGAAACCCAATCTTGAAGGGCGCAATTAAACAACACACGACTATCATTAACAAGAGCGTAGTAATCATTTTTAGATAAGTTTTCAAAAATCTGTAGTGTACCTTCGTCACTCATCTTGCGAGCACGTTTTACATAGTCAGGATTGTTTGATCGCAACGGGCCACCTGAGAACACAGCAAAGCTCACGTCCTTGTACACTTTCTGATATTCTTCAGCTAGGTCCATGAAAAAGCCTGGTTGTTTCTCTTGGTCAAAACGTGCGGCAAAGCCCACACGCTTTTGTCTTTGTTCAAAAGGTTTAATCTTGTCAGCACCACCTATGCGCTCTAGCACTTCCGCTTTGCCAAATGCCAAGCCTGAAATATTATAAATGGGTGCCCGCCAGCCTGCAATGCGCATGTGGGCAACCATCTCTTCGTTTGTGGCTAGAACACCAGTTACGAAGCAGTTAACCATTTTTTCATACGTTGACATCCACTCTGCCATGCCCCAAACATGAACGAAATCATCCGGGTCAATGGCCTGAGCAAGACAGCGTACATAAATGCGAGGACGCAGAGACTCAGACACTTGATCGAGAATATAAGGTAAGCTCTCGATACCGGGCTGAAACATGTCTTCAAAGTAGATAACATCTTCATTTGTGACTTCTCCGTTTCTCATCATTTGAACTAGATTCATCATCTGGCTCATTGAAAAATAACTACGACCATGTGCGTCCAAGACCTGTCCTACTGAAATACTTTGCGTATTGTCAATGGTATTGCCTGGCACATATACTACATCAAGGCCTCGACGATCAAACACACGGCGGTTCCACTCTGTTAATTGTAGAGTATATCGAGCCTCGTAACTCTCGAGTCCCATGTAGTATAGTTTACGCACGGCGGTCTCCGTAGCGATCACCGCGAGGACGTCGATCATCTCGACGGAAGTCTGGTCGGTAGCCTGCAAATCTGCGACTATCTTCAGTCCACATATCTTTGGGATCTTTGCCCGCTTCCAGTTTACGGAACTGCTGGAATGGGTATGACCGGTTGTTGTAAAGATCCGCTGGATCATAGCGATAGCCATAGTCCACACAGAAGTTGAGATATTTGTCAAGGTCTTCCCAGACAGCACGACTACGAGGATTGGGTTTGAACAGGGTTCGGCCCATGTTGGTTTCCTTTAAATAACAATTGAAAGATTAGGACGGTGAGTATTATACTTAATGAGGCAGCCGTTCTCACCATCTTCGGCCACTTCAATCCACACTGCACGGCCAGGATAACGGCCTGCAATTTGTAGATACAGATCGTCTGCGATCATCTCGCAAGACTTCCAGTCAAGTTCTAAAACGGAACTTTGACCATTATACAGCGACTCGAGCCATCGCTTGAACTGGATGAACTCGATGTCCCGGTCATTGTGGAACACATCGATCCACACCCGGAAATGAAAAATGTGCCTATGAGGACTAGCAAGAAACGATACGTCATATTCTCCTGCGGTGCATAATGCTGGGTCTGTAGCCGCCGCTGGATATTTATGGATACCTTCTTTGCGGAATGTAATCCAGATCTTACGCTCTGCACTTTGCATGATCCGATCTATGGTTTCTCTTTCACTGGCAATCATTCTGCATTCCTCATTTCTTGAATCCACTCATCCACACGAACTTCGGCCTCGTCTTGACTTATGGCTGGTACTGTGATACGATATGGTGTGCCCGGCCTGTGGCGAATGTCATAGCGTATGGTTCCGTTGAGTATCATGTCGTTTTCATCGCGCAATACCTCAAACTCTTGCAAGTTCTGAGCACGGTAAATTGCTTGTTCTGCGAGTTCTTTCACATTCATTATTTAGATTCCTCAGTTGGAAACGGCCAGTTATTTGATGGGGTTAGTGGAGTAGGTGATACATTTTCTTCTATAGTCTCATTATACGCATCTTCGTCCACTAAGTCAATCTTTACAGGACCTAAAATGGCAACATGATCATCTTCAATTTCCCAATTATGATCGCCGTCGTATAACCAAGCAGTACCGCAACGACCGTCTTCGTCTTCTTGATCCCAACGCAGTATGGCTTCAATTTTTTCTTTTTCCTCATCAGTAAAGTCATCATCAAACTCTACCCAAATGCCACATAAATCGTCGAGTTCGCACCCCCAACCCACATCAGGGCGACAATGCACCCGATCCATTTCAGTATCATACACTGGATCATCTTCTTCGCGGAAACCCTGCCCCCAACGCCAGGTCTCTGTGACTTGGAATCCACGAATGCTACCGTCTTCTTTGCGCTCAAACACATCTACAAAGTATTCAACTGATTTCTTTTCCAGTGGAGTGATACGATATAGTTTTGCCATGTTATAGTACCTCGTCTTGAGTATATTTAGACCAGTCGGTAAACGCCGAACGTTTTTGTAAAGCATGCAGACTGTGACACCACACTCCTGGGTTGGTTGCTCGGAAGTCCTTGTCATCAATCTTGAGTGTGGCATTATACCCAAACTGTCGGATATAAGGTAGCTTGACACTGATCATCGGGATAAAGTTATGATATTCTACCAAAGCACTTTCTAACAAGCCTTCTGCTTGGTTGACATCAAGATCTAGTGTGCAAAGACGATCAGCATCCAAACATGCACGAATCATACCTTCCCAACTTCTCCAACCGTCGGCATCATTGATATCCAACTTTGGAAAACTCTGATTAGCTCCAAAGTAGATATGTGTGCAATCATTGGCCAGAGCCATGTCCATCACAGTGTCGGCGTCTTGTACACCTACCACAAACAAAGTTTTTTGTCCATACGCAGGTGAGTGTTCTACTTCGGTGCCTACAAAAAAGTCCACTGTTTCGTGTCCGGGTCTATCCATTTTTATTCCTATGAGTTTCGCATAGAGTTTTAATCCATCCCTGGCCGCCTGTTGTGCCAGGGTTACCACATTGTTCACAAGTGACAGCACTCATTGATTCTGCCATTGAAACCAATCCTCTAATATACTCGTCGCCGCCTGTGTAGTAGAAACGCAGTGTGCCAAACTTTTCTTTGACTTGATCCAGCGTCACTTGCGGAATAACATCAGGAACTGGTCGCATATCTTCTGGTGGTGCGGTACTGTTAAATCTAATAGTCCAGCCACGTTGTTTTTCTTTCCAATCAATGTGGTGCTGAATATTGCCCATGAGACTGTCCAGTATTTGGAACCAGCCATCACCACAATCAAAGCCCCAACACATGCAGGTTTCGGTCATAGGCTTGTTGCGATTGACCAGCATCTTGGGGTACTTTTCACACAACAGTTTGTCTAGTTCTTGTTTCATTGCACTTGATTTTCTAGTTGGTCTAGCAAGGTTTCGTCAAATTCTTCTGCGGGCACAACTTCTTCTTCAACGTCAAATAAGTTATTAAACATAGTGTGAGCATTGGTGGCACGTTTACCAGTAAAGCCTCTTGTGCCCACTACTCTTTCCCATATTGTAGCATACTCATCAATTATGGCCAAGCTCTTTTGGCGATCACGAGCCGCAAACACTTGATCTATAATAGGGCGTACATCAAAGTCTGGGTTAATTGGATGTACCATCATGTCTGGTGACTCGCCTGCATCATAGCGTCGATTGGCTTCTTGCACTGCTCGAATATGGTGCCAAACATTATGACCCATCATCAATGCATAAGAGAATGAATCCCACGAAGTACGACCTTCTTTACCGATCTTATTTAGGTCACCAGGTTTGTAAATGCAAACATCTTTGATAGCCATTCTAGCAGAAATTGGTGAGTCTTCAAACACATCATGTATGTTATCCTGTAACACAGCATCTCTAAAGGTGCGAGTGTCTGTGGCATACTTTTTGTCATCAGCTGTGGGGCTCATCATGTATGACCACTTGCCACGATTGGCTGTGCGAAGTTGCGTATAAATCTGTCCATTGGCTGTGGCCAGGAACGGTGAAGCACAGTCAAACGATATGGTAAAGTTGGCATTGTGATATTTGCGGATAGCACGTTGAATGTCTGTAAGCAATACTGCCCATTCTAGTTTTGATGTGCCCAAGAAGTGCATCCAATCATGTACGCCCTTTTCCAGCAAGCCATCATGAATTAAATGTACCAAGCGTTTGAGAACCAAGTGTACATCACACATGTTCTGACCGCCCATGCCCCAGCCATTGAAATGCCGGTTTGGGTACTTGTTGGGGTCACTGTAGTGTTTCATTAGATCATACCAGTGATCAGCTTCGGCATGATTACCACCTTGTAATACGTTTAAGATCTTGGTATCACCAAAGCGATTGGCAATCCAAAACTCATTGTTGTATTGTGTGGCGCTGACTGCGTCATCATAGCTGTGAATGCCCGATGCTTTGGCTGCCACAGGGTCACGGAAGGTCCATGTGGGAATATCCATGGTCATACCATAGGTGGATATGCCCATTTGCCATTTAAGAACTTTCTCTCGTTGTGCTTCAGCTTTTTTATCTGTGGGGTCTGCCCAACGTCCGGGCCATACACCTTTGGCAATCTGGAACCCGCCTGAGTCTGCCAACATGATGGTGTTGGGATCTCTGTTGCGAACCATGTCTTCTTTGGCATCAAACTTGTTTAAATCCAAGTTGGCATGACCTGCTGAATACAAACTCCAACGATACGGAAACAATGCTTTCTGAGGATTCAACCAGTTCATGCCCTCCATGTCACCAATGCCTGCTGGCAATCTGCCTGCGTCAAGTCCTACGCCATGTCGTTCGCGACCAATGTAACCAGCATAGAAACTACTGATGGCTGGAAGAAACACAGCATAGTCGCTTTGTTTAGCAGTTAAATTGTCCTGTACTAGTTGTTCTGGTTCTCTGTCCATTTGTGGTTCTTTGCTCGTGTTATCAATCTGTACCCGCCGTGGTCTATAGGAGCCCACACAAAAAAATCATCGTGTATCTGTTGAGTAGTTGGCGGTTGCTTGTCCTCAGTTTGTATGCTCCAGTCAGGGAAAATATGAAATCTATGGTTAGGCATTTCTACCAATGTATCCACGCCCAACGGTCCATAATGAACACATTTGCCCCATGCACTTCCTAAAATAATCCAATCCTGTATTTCTGGCCAATAGTAATGCCCTTGGTGTATAAAAGTTTCTCTTCTACTTAGGTGCACCGTTTGTTGATCAAATAATTTGTCGTGGATGAGTTGAGTTGTCTGACACTCACCAGCATTTTTAATCAAATCAAACAGGGCATTATCATTGACCTGACTGTTGATAGTGTCGGCAGCCCAATGATAGTTCTTAAGTGTATTATAAATGCTTTTATCTGAATAGTCAATGACTATATTGGTTGTACAGTTTACTACTCCAGCAATGGGATATTGGGCTAACTGAGTCAAGGCATTTTGATAAAACTCATTGTTGGTGTCATCTTGCCAAATGTCAATGCAAAGCACTCCCCAAACTGGAGGTGCTTTGTATCGTACTACATCTCTAATCACTTGCTGAGTGCTGGAAGGATATAATCATAAACAGCAATGCCGCTGTCAACTGTGATCTTTGTGGCGCCATCATCACTGATCCGCACAGTTTTGTCTCCTGTGAGATTCATAATGGAAATAAACTGCGACACTGGCCATAACCAAGGACGGGTGAGTTTGCCCGACACACCAGGTTGGAACACAAAGTCGCCAGCATGGGTACTATGGTCACCAAAGAAAAATTTCAAATCGCCGTTTTCTGTCTTGGCCATAAAGTTTGGAGTCTCTGCGTTGGCCTGTGCTTGCATTTTGAGACGCTGGATACTGGCCACTGTGGGTTCAAACTCCACTGCCCATGGCACCGGTTTCATTTTAAACTGCTTGAGCTGTTCTGCAACAACCTCTGATACCATGAAACGGTAGTCGTTTTTAAAGTCGCCGGACTTGTTTTCAAAATGTAAACCCACTGGTGAATCTACGCCATTGCGGTTCTGTCGGATCACAGTGATCTGTGCATCTTCTTTGTACTCTTGTAAGTTTAACAGGATCTTGAGTTTGCCAAGATTTGGCATACCAAATGTACCAATAAAGTCTGCCACTGGGTTGGCAAATTTGGCCTGCAACACCACACTCTTGTCTGTGGCCACACCGTCAATGGTGGTCTCTTTGTCTGTGCCTGTGATCTTGATCAATTCAATACACCCAAGATCGAATGTATGTTCTACTAAATCTAATAAATTATCTCTCATCGTTTTCTCCTATTAAATGCTTGATATTCTGCCTAGTGTTTGTCCGCCACGCAAACTGCTTTTGGTTCCTTGCTTCTGCAACTCCAGCCAACTCACATTGTTTTCTAAATCAAAGCTCGCCGCCACTCTAAAACCAATTTTTTCGGCCATGGCCTTGACATGTCTACCTGGTGTATAACAATAATACGAATTTTCAAAATTGTCAACCCCTATTGGGTAATCGCAGTTATTGTAAGTAAAGATTACCATTCCGCCCGGTCTCAGTAGTTGGTAAATCTCTAAGAGGTATCGTTCAATCAAATCCAATGGCCGGAAGTTAAAAAAATCCACAGCTACGATCAACCCAAACTGAAATTGCGGAAGTTGATGAAATATCCGACGATCGCTTTCACTCACTGTGTAATATCTGAGTCTGCGTTGATATTCTGGATTCCACATTTTTTTAACATGTTTGAACAGCTCAGGATCGGTGTCTACTAGATACAATGGATCGCACGCCACAAGGTGTTGTGAGATTTCGCCGTGTGCTGGTCTTATTTCCATGGCAGGCCATTTCCAATGGCCAAGATCTCTAATTCTGCCAGAGAAGAAATCCAAGGTTTCTTGTTGATATAAAAGTTTTTTAAAGTTGTGTCTATCTAAAATATAGTCAGCAGAGTCGTTGATCCCTTCTTGATACACAGCCATACTTTTAGCGTAGTATGGTTCCTCTACGCTTTTAACAAAACCATCTAGTGCTTGTTTAAATCGTTGTATGTCCTGATCAATGGTGTCAAGTGTGTCCAATGCTAATTTTTTATTGCTCTTCATGTTGGTCTTGATGTTGTCAAAATCTATATTTTGCACGTCAAGGTCAGTGATTACATGTTGTAGTAGGTTTTCAATTTCATCGTACACATGCTTGACACTGAGATTGTCAATCATGAATTTATAAGTAATCAGTCGGCTGAGCTTCATTCGAATGTAAACAGTGATTGGAAAGTATTTGTTGTGTTGGTAGCAGACCCGAGATCCCACTCTAGCACACCCAACAAGTTGTTGATCTTTTGATCTACCACAGTGGCTTCCATCTCACCATCATCAAATGGCAGTTCTTTAAACCACTGTGGCAAATGCATCTCATCTGTGGGGTAGCCAATTGAAGTCCATCCCAAAGCATTCGATTTGAGTTTGCACACAATGGTCTTCATTCCATCAACAATCTGCAATGAATAGTTGTCGCTGTTCATTCGACGCATGTTGTTCCAGTTCATGGCTGCTCGCACATGTCCAGGCATGTTGGCACGACCTTCACGCTCTTCTTTCTTTTGATACTGTGTGAGATTGTTTACACGTTTGGGACTACCCTTCTCCCAACCTGGTCTCTCGGTGAATTCGTATTTGAACTTGCGTATGATTTCAATGATCTCATCTCGTTGGCTACCATTGAGCACACGCTCTAACAAGTCCCACAAGAAGTCTTGAATGACTTTGGGTGTATCAGATCTCTTTAAATCCAAGCCCATGGCTTTGATTGATCCTGTTTTGCCATCAACGTCCTTGCGCTTGCCTTCTTTGTCATAGATGTTGACAGCATAGCGTTTCTTGGTAATAAACAAACTGCGGTCTGCCACAAGTTCACGACCGCCTTTGATGATTGATCCCATCTCTCTAGGGCAATGAAATGCTCGCTCCATAAAGCCTGGAAAACTGTCGTTGACTTGATCAGCAATGCTGTCGTAGAGTTGCACACACATTTCTTTTGACCATGTCATGCGACCTTCTTTGACTTCTTTAGACAATACCGGCCAGGCACTAAAGTACACAGAGTCTGTGTCACCATAGATAATGCTTTCGCCTACGTGATCGTACTTGCCGGTGATACATTCGTTGACATAGGCATCCATGTGATAGGCAATGGCACGTCCTGTCAAGGTGGTTGACTGACCAATGCGCTTGTCAAAGAATCTACAGCCAGGATTTAAAATAGCACCATACAGTGAATTCAAGTTAATCTTCTTGACCAACTGACGTTTGTCCCAGAACTCTTGATCCTGTTTGCTTGTTGCTTCTTTTAGTCGGGCCTGTAGTTCTTTGCGTTCTCTGTACCAACGTGCCAACAAGCCAGGAATCACACCTTCACTTTCAAAGGTAAAGATTGTGCCATTGGCTGATAAGATCCAAGGCTGATTGCTATCAAAGATCATCTTCCACACTTCTGGAGCAGAATGCACAGTTTCTTCTCCATCCTGCCAGTCTATGGTGATCTCTGTACCACGTTGTTGTTCCATCACTGCTGTGTATTCAAGGCTTCCAAACAAACCTTCCCAGGCAGCCGCAAAGCTAGACCCAGAGTTCATTTTGTCCTTGATATACCTATCAGTCATTATTGGCCGGAGTTGTCCAATGATTGTTTCTGGCGCCATGTTGAGGGCTCTAATAGCCGAGGGATACAGCGAGTTGATGTCAATGGCACCGACCCATTCGTGGATGCCTTTTTTGGGATAAGCAACATAGGCACCTGCGGCTTGTGTGTCTTCATCTGTGAGTCTCTCTTTGCGGTTAGGAACTACTAGTCCACGTTCGTGGGCTTCATTGATGATGGCCTGTTCTGTCACTGCCACAGCACCCATGGTTGTTTGCAACAACACAGTGTTGGCATGTGCCAGTTCATTGGCAAGGTCTAGAAATCGTAACTTTTTGTCCAAGCGGGCAAGCAACATGGTGTCTTGCCGGTTGTAGTCGATGAATGTCTTGAAGTTTTGATTGTATAGCTGATCCAGCGTTCCCTCAAACTGAGTTTTTCTCTCTCCAAGCTCATGATCGCCGATGGCATCCAGCGAGTAGGAATGACGTTCTTCATATGTGTATTTCCTATAAAGTTGCATATAGTCCATGTGTACTCGACCAATCAAGTCAAAGGTCAAGTTCTCTGCACCAAAGCGTTCAAAGGTTCGTTGCTTGGGAAATTGATTCCATAAACACATGCGACGTGTGTCGTCTTTGCTGAGCACACGAGTGATACGTTGCACTGTGTACGGTATGTCAAAACCTTCTGAGTTCCAACCACTCAACACATCTGCATCGTCAACGAGATCCAGGAACGTGTTCAGCATGTCTTCTTCACGATCAAACAGCATGGTATTTTCAAACTGTGCGGCAATCTCTTTGGCAGTTTCTGCGCTCATTGACTTGGGAGGAATTACCAAGGTGACCAACTGATCCAACCAGTCAAGATACACTGATATAGCAGTGATAGGGTTGAATGGATCGTCAGGTTTGGAGAATCCACGCTCAGGATCAAAGTCTACCTCAATGTCAAAGAAACATGTTTGCAGTCGGGGTGCATCTTGACCTTTGTAGTTGTCTTCAAAGCATCGAAACACAGGATTGATATCTGACTCATAGATACCTTTGCCTGACTGGATGCGTAGTTCTTTGCGGAACTCTTTGTTGTTGCGTGTGGAAAATCTTGAAACAGAGTTGCCGTAGATACTACGGAACTTGCCTCGGGGATCATCATGGTAGAACACGTATGTGGCCGGGTACTCGCGATACTCGCGAAGCCCATTCCGGCGTTCTACTACATGAATGCGATCGTGTTCACGATCAAATAGTGCGTCTACGTAACTCATTTTTCTCCTGGCGACTTATGGCTCGCACATACCATTCTTCATGCCCGTGACGTAGGCGAGGCGCTGTTGTGATAACAGTAATTATAGAGTTTTGCCAACAGTGGTCAAAATTGTTTCTAGCAAAGCATGATCCTGTTGTTCACGACCAAACTCAGCTTTGTGTGCCAGCTTGATGGCCTTCTTGAGAATAGAGGGTTTGATTTCCATTTCCTCAGCCACTGCTTTGATCGTATCTGTCAGCCCACCATTGAGTGTTTCAATCTCGTGCATGACCTGCATGCCTTCGTTGATGATTTGAGTGAGTTTGATTTTTTGTTCGTTGTTAAAAGTTTTGTCCATTTGGTACTCTCCATAAAGTCTAACTAGTATACACTATATTTTGGTTATATGCAACACTATTTAGATCAAAAATTCCGAATCGAATATAATAAAATTGCCAAATTCTTCTTTCAGCTTGGTCGATTCCTGTTGTACACACCGCATCTCTTCAGACGATAGTTTATTTTGATCCCACCATTGATCTGACCAGTGTCCCCAATCTCTTATCAATTGGAAATGCACATCTTGGAACCCAAGATTTTTGGTCATGGTCACAAAGTCTCGCATTTCGTGATAGTTTTTTCCCTGCACCACAAATCGAGCAGTGGCATGGATTGGTTTATTGAGAGTAAACAGCCATTGTATACCCTGCATCAAATCTTGCCACAGTTCACCTCGGACCTTTTGATAGGTACCTTCGGTGGCCGCATCTATGCTGATGCCAAGGCCCACAATACGATCACTGATGCTTGCAATCAAGTCTCGATATCTATAGATCAATGTTCCATTGGTAGACAGGTATAGTTTTACATGTTTGAGATCCATCTGGTCTATGTTTTTTAAAAGATACATTGTAGATGGACTCACCAATGGTTCACCATTGTTGCATGGGTTGACCACTATGGAATTTTTGAAACTGACTATTTCATCAATGAGTTGATTTTGTTTTTCTAGTATGACCGGATCTTTTTCGATGATTACATGCTCTCTACAGCTAGGACATTTTAAGTTGCAAGATAGATCATTGCTGATGTTTATCCAAGTAGGGTGTGTTGAGATTTTGATATTGGATGGAACTTGATTTTCAAGTTGTTTGAGCCCTGGGCACTTCCAACTACAATAATCAAATGTTCCTTGTATTACAGAATCTCTCACCGCATTGGCAAGTTCAGAGTTCCAAGCCTGTTCAATGCTAGTTGTTTTAGCATTGCCCACAACAAACGGCATGTGTAATTGACATTTGCACATGGTAAAATCACCGTTGGGGTCTACAGAAATATCATTGAATGGAACAGAGCAAAATTTTCCTTTTAAGTGCGGCTTGGGTACAGGTTTTAGATTGCTGAACTTGATGATTTGTTGCATCTAGTAATTATGCTCACTTTTGACCTAGGGGTAGCGAATCCGTCAGTCAGGCCAGCAGCCGGCCACGCACCATAGCGGTCCTAAGGTGTGTTGGGTGTCCTCGGTGGAGGATATCGTGTAGCACTGGGCCGTGCAGGATCGTGCTGATAGTTACAGGCAGGATTGAGCCAGGCAGTGAGTCGGTCTTCAATGGCTTTGAGTTCTTGTTTTAATTGTTCTTTGTTACCGTGCTGTGCCACAGTGGTTATAGGATAGAAACGCAGTTGTACATCTTTTAAATCATCAATGCCATAACCGGCCGCGGCAAATCGATCGGCAAACTGTTTCCAGTTGTGCATCTGTGCAGCCGATGTACACTGATCCAATAACTTTTGGATGTGTTTGTGCCAACGTGCTGTGAAGTTGTCAGCGGCGGCAATGCCTACATAGAAATATCCCCAGTCAGGATGTTTCCAAACATAAATGCCTGACTTTTTTGTTTCTGCTGGACGGTCATTGCGCAGGCGTATGGTCAAGCCCGGACGTCCTTCTCGCTGTTTGACCAAGGAATAGATATCGTAGAAATTGTAGGTAACACTACGACCCAATTGTATTTCGTTCAATCTCATACTGGTGAATAAGGATTGCGATGACGATCATAGCCATCGTCTTCTGGATATACTGGATATTCGTTCATGTTATCTTCCTGCATTGCGTATGGCAGCCCCGTTGTTAAAACTCTGGCTCCATGAATTAGCAGTGCGATTGCCTTTGCGGGCACTCCACTCGTATCCTGCACGATGTCCTGAGCAGTCTTTGGTACACTGACTACCTTTGAACATGAGTTCATCGAGCTGATGAGATTCTAATTCTTCTGCTGGCCACGAAATAAAACTGTTACCGTTGATATCTCCAGCACGAACAACAAAAGCACCGCCATTGTCATAGCCTTCATCTTGGCCTATTTCCCAGCCCATAGTAGCCAGTGTGCGTTCGGCACGTGGGTCTTCATCCCCCTGCCACCATTGTGCGGCCAGCCGATGTAGTATTTCTTCTTCGTTTGGCTCGCGGTCATCGCCGCCTGGTGGTGCAAATTCATCTAGATCTTCATTCTTTTTACGACCTTGGCAATGCGCCCGCTGACTAAAGCCTTTGGGGTTAGAGCAATCTATAGAGCGTTTGTATTTCCGGCTCCATTTCTCGCTGACAAATTCTTCAGCTCTCATTTTTGTCCAATTCTCGGAATGCTTTTACTAGATCTTTGGCATCAACGCCAAATACCAACTTCAGTTGCGATCCTGCATACAAATAGGCCGCAGTTTCTTCATCCACATGATTTACATAATCTAACTTTTTGATCAGCACACGTTGAATGGTTTTGAAATCACTGTGGTTCTTATGTGATTTGATCAAGCCGTCTACAGCCGTTTTGAATGCAGAATCTAAATAATATCTAGCATGGAACATTTCGTGTCGTATGGTATCAGGATCATCTGAGCCCACACCAATCACACAAAACTTTTTCTGGCCTTGTGTGTTCTTACGCACGGCATCCACCATGACCTGTTCGGCATTGGACAAAGGTCTGGCTGATTTAAGCCATGATCTGAAAGCACGATCTGGAATGTTGAACCCATCCCAGAACTTGAAGTAGTCCACATTTCCCTGTCGGTCCATCCAGTTGTCCAAGAATTCCGGCAAGCTAACTTGTCGTACGCCACTGCCATAGTGTTTGCCATCATAGTATTCGGCCACACGGAAAAAACTACGGGCCGCATCAGGCACAGTGCGATATCTCAACACCACACAGCCATCAAAGGGTTGACTGACCCTGACATCCTTGTTGGTGAATTTAAGATCTTTTTTGTGATCATAATAGTCAGACACAGTCTTTTTGGTCCAACGCTCAATCAGGAATTCTTCAGCTCTCATTTTGTTACAGGGCCGCCTTCAACCCAAGCATCACAGGTGCGTTTGGCCGCACACTTGAATTTTAAAAACTTGCAATAGCCTAGATCGCCTGCATCTATAGTATCATGAGCGTCTGAGCCGGGTTCGCTGCCAATGCCCTTGGCAATGCAATCCAACATGTCTTCTGAGATGTCAAAGGCCGCACAGTTCCCACAACGATTGGCCTTGACTGATTCAATGTCATCGGTGTTCCACTTGTCAGCCAACTCTGCCCAGTATTCTTCATTGGGCTCCGCAGGATTTAGCGGACCATAGTGATATTCTTCTATGGCCTTTTGACGATTTTTTAGATTGAGGTCAATGCTTTGCGTGGCAGGAGGGCAACCACGTTCCAAAGCCTCTAACATGTTGATAAAGTTTCTCATTATAATCCCAGTTGTTGACGCAGTTGTGTCAGGGCCTGATTGAAGTTACTAGCCACTATTGTATATAGTCTGTCCGCTACAGTAAAATTATATGTTCTCATGTCATGCTCCTTTGTTTTTGATCCAGTCATCTGGAGTCTTATTGTGCTTGGCTACAAAACGATCATGTAGCTGTTTGGCAGTTATTTTTGATTTCTTGGCAATGGACTGCATCATGTGATCAATGGCATCGTAACTGGTA